AATTTACAAAGAACTTACCTGTAATCAAACCACAACTTACGTAACTGTTCAGTAATATACACGTATATGTTACGGAAAAGTTACGTGATTATTTTTTTTATCTTTTGTCCGGTTAATAAAAAATATATTAATATTTTTTTATTCTTTGGTTGGTTTGGCTAATAAAAAAAATCATTTATTTTTTTTTATCTTATTTTTTTATTATATTTGCTTGTGGCAAATATTATACAGATAAGAAAGGCGAAGATAATGGGGTTCCTTCCGCTCCCTATCTTCGCTTTTTTTGCTTCCAATGGTCATTGGTACATTAAACCGCATTTAGTTAGTATAGCTAAGGCGATCGATGAGTTGATAAATACATCAAAGCAATTACTAATTGTTAATATGCCACCAAGACATGGAAAGAGTGAATTGATATCCAAATACTTTCCTGCTTATTATTTACTACATAATCCATCAAAGAGAGTTATTCTAACAACGTACTCAGATAGGTTCAGTGAGCAGTTTGGGAGGGTGGCTCAGGATTTGTATACATATAATATGAAGTATTTCAACTGTGGTTTGTATCAAAGAAAACAATCTGCTAATGAGTGGCTCACAGATAGTTATGGAGGTATGGTTTCTGTAGGCGCTGGTGGATCTTTGACGGGTCGGGGTGCTGATATGATTATTATAGATGATCCAATTAAGAATGTGACTGAGGCAATGTCTGATACACATAAAGAGAATTTAATTGATTGGGTTTATTCAACGGTGTTTACAAGATTAGAACCTGGCGGGAAGGTAATACTAATTATGACAAGATGGCAGATTGATGATTTAACAGGTGAAATACTTTCAAAATATTCAGATGATAAGTATATTCATTTGAAGTTTAAAGCGATTGATGATAATAATAAACCGCTCTGGAAGGAACGTTATAATCTTAAAGATTTACTAGAGATAAGAGAAAAGATTACTCATTATTGGTTTAATGCAATGTATCAACAAGAACCAACAATGAAAGGATCTGAATATATTAACATCAATAATTTTCATTATTACGTTGATACAGGAACCGATTTAGTTTGCAATGAATTTAATTTGAGCGTTAGGAAGCATTTTACAAGAAAGCTTGCAACTGTTGATTTGGCTATAACTATAACCGAACAATCAGATTCAACTGTGGTGTTGATTTTTTATATCGATAATAATTCAAATGTTTTTATTGAGAGAGTTATTAAGGATAAGATGAGATCGGAAAATCATGAAAAATTTTTGATAAAAATTTTTCATGATTACAATCTTTCAGGGATGGGAATTGAAGATGTTGCATACCAGGGTACTATAATTCAGATATTAAGTTCACGAGGGGTTCCGGTATATTCATTGAAACCGCACGGGAATGACAAATTAACACGGCTTTTAGCAATGAGAACTTTTTTGAACAATGGAAAGGTTTTTTTGAAATTTGGGGAGGAGTGGATAAAAGATTTTTTGAATGAATTGCAACAATTTCCACGAACAAATCACGATGATCAAGTTGATGCGTTTGCTTATATTGCGCATTTTATAACAATCAATAGTCAGGTTCAATTAACTTCAGCAAGATCAAAAAGGGGGGAGGGTTTTTAATGTACGAAGAATTTCATGAATGGCTATACACTTTAGATAATGATGAGGGTTTCGAACATAACGGCTGGCGTTTTCTAAGGTTTGGGTTGTCCAAATGGCTACAGGTTTACGATGCAAAAACTGAGGAATTTATTGGAGTAACGAGTTTTAAAGAATTTACTAAAATATATCCGTTTTTACGAAAACCGGATATAATTTGTAACAAAAAGTAGGAGGTTAAGATGCCGAAATTTTCGGAATTATCAAAAAAAAGATTAAAGACTTGTCATAGAGAGATAATATCAATAATGAGTTCAGCAATAAGATACACAGATTTCACAATTTTGTGCGGGTATCGCGGGGAAGTACAACAAAATAGAGCTTTTGAAGGAGGAAACTCAAAATTGCCGTATCCACAATCAAAGCATAATAAGCATCCTTCAATGGCGGTAGATGTATGCCCGTATCCAATTGATTGGAATGATATAAACGCGTTCAAAAAATTGAATACAATTATCATGATAGTTGCAGACGTTCAATTTGAAATAGGAGTTATTAAGCACCGGGTGCGCTGGGGCGGTGATTGGGATATGGATGGTGAAACGAATGACAATAAATTTAATGATTTGGGACATTATGAGCTGGTTGTGGATAAAGATGTGGAAAAATAAATTTTGAAATTATTAAAATAATGAATATTTT